CTTCCATGAGACTCACTTTTCATTTCTAACATTCTTTGACTTTTTACATGAGGTGGATCTTGATAATCATTAAAATATGCTTCTAATTCAGCATCACTAGGTTCGTAATTAATGATTGAATCAAGAATATCTAAAGCATCATATATTTTGTCCCAAGTTGGAACGTTGTAATCAGAATCACAAGGCCATTTGCATTGCAGATTTTCTTCTTTCTCTGCAAAATCTTTTAGTGTTTCGTAGATTTGTTCTAATTTCATTTTTTAATCTCCATATAAGGTGAATCGAAATCGTCATAAAGGTAAGAATCAGCTTCCCACCAATCGACTATATAATCAGAATCAAGATAGATAAGAGTATGATCGAATAGATCAGGATTCTGTCTCATGTAATCGTGATACCACTCTGCAAAGTACTCATATAATTCAGGATGTACTTTGTAGTGTTCAGCAATTTCTTTTGCATGGTGGTTGCAATAGAACTCAAAGTCTTGTGCGTTTTGGAGCGTTGTTTTCTCCTCCATAACTTGATCTGGTAGTGGGTTGTCAATCATTTTTTAGTTCCGTGTAGTTTTGAATAAATACGATCAAAGGCGAGTCTGTCTTGACTCGACCAACAATCGTCTTGCATATAGTCGATCATGTAATTCAATACATCATCTAATACTTGCGATTCTTTTTTAGTAAGGCTTAAAGTCATTTTCGCTAGCGAAATTCTCAGTTGAAAGTAATTTTTTTAAGGTAAGTATTATTTAATATAGCTCCGATTTTTCTGCGTAATTCATCATCTTTATCGAGTTTAGCTTTATGGTAGTCGTGAATTAAATCCTGATAAATTTCAGATTTTAACTCAGATTTTTGTTGCTGTAAAATAGATTCGATTGGTTCAATGTCATACATCTCTTCCACTCTGGTAATCCATTTATAGACTGTTTTATCACTTACGCAATAATCAGCAGCAAGTTTAGAAGCTATCTTTGTTTTCTTTACATTGGAACGTAACATCTCTGCTATTGCTTCAAAGGCTTCATCTCTACTTTCGGTTATGTTCATGTACTCATCTCCTCGAATCGTTTTTGTACTTCTGCGATAATAAATACAGGGTGAGCATTAGGAAATTCTTCTTTAACTTCTTCGTAAAGATTTTCAAGAATTTCATCATTTACTGGGTGGCTCATTTTCTCCTCCTTTTTCTAGCTATATGAATATCTCTAAGACCTGCAATAAGATACAGGTAATAGAGAGTTGCTGCTATGCAAGCGATAAGAATAATAATGTCCATAGTTACCAAGATGATTGATAGTAGAAGTTATCAAAGCATTTACCTGCTTCTGCGGTTGCCTGATATTCAAATAATTTATCAAGAACTTTTTTAGTATCTTCTAAATCTTTGTAATACCAATCGTCATATTCTTTTGAACCGAAAAAACAGCCTTCAATATCAGTTGGTAAAAGTTCTTCAGCTTTCATTTCTCTGGCAACTGGTGTTTTGATTTCAAGAATTTCATTAATAATTTCTAATAATTTTTCTAAATCTGATTCTGAAACATAATGACGTTGGCAGTTGTCATTCCCTTCTTGGCAATTATCAACAAAAAACTTATGTATAGCATTTGCTTTTCTCCAAGTGATAATAGGAAAAACATAAGTAAAATGATTGTAGGCATGATCTATTGGAGCGTCTTCAAAACCAATAGCAGCAATGGCATCTTCCAATTCAGGAGATTTCTTAAGTTGAATCTCTTCACCTTCTCTCATAGCTTCATAGTCAGCATCAGTAGGTCGTATATATGCTCTTGTAGAAAAAGAGCCTTCCAAGTACATATCTAGTCCCATTAGTTGCCCTCCTTTAGTTTTAAGTATTTAAGAATTTGACTTAGATTTTCACCTAAGAATTTAAGAGCTTCTCCCAATTCTTTATTTAATTCAGATTGCTCTTTGTTTAAGTTTTGCTGAGAGTTAGCATAGTTAGCAGTAGCTTCTGCGATATTCTTAACTACATCTTCTAAAGTTGATAATTTTTTATCAAATGCAGTTAGAGCTTGTAAGACTTTTTGAAAATCTCTATCCATTGCTAGAGTCCTCCATTAAGGTAAAGTTTATTCTTAAGATAAATACCTTCAATGGCTGCTCTTACCCATTGGTACGCTTCACGTTTAGTAAGTCCTGAAGCTAAAGAATGGCAACCTCCACCATCATTTACAGTTTGCATGATAGTTGTATATCCATACTGACCAATAGTATGAATGTTTCCTATGGCACATTTACTATTTTCCCAAGTTGAAGTCGGGTTGTTTGTAAGCTTGTTGAGTCTTTCAAGTTGAAAGTCAATATCTTTGTTGGTAATTCGGTTCATAAATTTAGGATAAGTGAACACTTCATAACAATATCATCATAATTGCAATATCGTCAAGGCGTCATGCTAGTATGTTATCGTATCTTAATAAAAAAACTATGAGTCTCATTAAGTCTTACCTACTTTCAATTCAAGAATTGGGTTATGATCCATACCATCTCAATAAATTATCCTCTGAAGAGTGGGATAACCTATTAACTAAGTCTTTAAAATCTGATCGTAAGTTATACGAAACGCTTATACTCACAAGATGTAAATTAAAATTAGAAAAAGGGATTAATTAAAATCCCTTCTTTTTTCTTTGTTTTTGGTTCGGTAAAGATAAATCTTTTTGAACTCTTTCTTGTTTAGTCTTAAGATTTCTAACTCTTCTTACTTTATGGATAGAGTTAGATTCTTGACCTAACTGATTTTCAAACTTGTTGAAATTTTCAGTATCTCGAATAAATTGTTTCATTTACTTAAATCCTTTTTTTTTACTTTTGTAATAACGAAAGCATAATTCAAAACTATGCAACATCTCATTCTGAAATACTGCGAGCCTTGTTTCTATTTGATGCTGTTCATCAAGTATGTCCTCATATCTCTGTAAAAAATGAGCTTTTAATTCAGAGATTTGACATAATTTTCTTTGGATCGTAGCTAATTCATCAAATAAATCCTGATCGTTACTAATTACACGATCAGATAAATTTGACATTTTAGCTAAGTCTTTTTGAGCCTGTATTATTTCAGGATCAGTTGCTTTGTATTCTTTCATTGTTTTAATTTAATGTTTTGCCTTTTAAATGACTCTTCAGTTTCTTTATGACATTGCTCAAATGTTTTATAACCTTGAGCGTCATTGTATATATCATCAAAAATAAACTGATAATATTCTTGATAATCTGAATAGGATAATTCCATAATTTTTAAAAAAATAAAGAATAAAAAGTAAAAGGTGAGCTATTGCTCACCAATTACCAAGTCAGCAGCCTTAACTGCATTAGCTAGTGATTTGAAAAGGATTTTTGGATCGCTCTTTAACATAGGCACCCACGCAGCCATATATGCTGCATGATTTTGTATGTCAATATTGCTGATTTCTAACCTATGAGCTAAAAGACACGACCCAAGCTCTGCTACCAACTCTTCTTGATTATAAGATAGTTGCCTATCTAATCTTGATTTGTGGAGCGTACTATGAATTGCTTCATGTCCATACGTCATAAGGTAAGATTCGTCATTTTTGAAGTTGTATCTCCGAGGAATTACAATTTCATCACTTGTTGGTCTGTAGTAAGCTCGATCTCCACCTTTTATAGTTTTGACCTGATTTTCCCATTGGAAAAGTCTATCGTGAGCTTCTTTTAATTTTTCATCAAGTGGTCTAGGCTTTGCATTAGATACTGAAGTTTCAATTAATTTTTCCAATTTAATTTGAGCTTCCTCATCTAAGCCTTTTATATCCTGAACATTAAAGACGGGAACTGCCTTATAACTCATAAATTGGCCGTACTGGGATTCTCCATTTTCGTCTTTTTCTTTCAATTCAAATGATCTCTGAATTGGTTGTAAGACTCTTGCACTTTTAGAACCTTTTTTAATAGTGCAATTTATGGAGCGTGCCTGACCTCCACCAATAAACAACGGGAAATGCCAGTTGCTTAATGCTGACCTGATGCACAATAATGCAGGATTAGAACCTCGATAAGCCTTACCAGTAAGGACATTTCTAAATCCACCCTTGCAATCCCACTCCTTACGCCACGGATTGACCCCTGATTCTAAAGCCTTGATTAAGTCATTCACAATAACTTCTTCAGGCTTTACATAGGATTTTTTGCCATTCATTCGGCCATTCATAACAGTCATAATTTTTTAGGATAAATGAAAAATTTTTACAGAAAAAAAAGGCACTTTTTACAGTGCCTTAAGATTGACCGCTCCATTTGTGAAGCAGTGAATTGAAAAAATTAAACAATCGAAAAAAGGATATGTCTTATCCTCGATTCGATCCCAAATAAACCAATCGAAGTTTTTTTGAAAAATTCCGTATTTTTTATTTGGTAATAAATCTAAAAGAGCATTTATTCGGGATTTCGTGGTGTTGGTTTGCCAACCGCACGAATTAACCCAGATGCTCTTTGTAAGGTGATTGTATCGACCAATTAAGTTATCGTGTAAATAAATGTCGCTTATATCTTCGGGTAAATAATAAATTACTTTACTATTTGAAGAATTGAAACATTTTTTGTTTCGGATCGCTTCATTGATCTTTTTTTCAATTTTTCTCATTTTTGTTAATCTCCATAGTTTCAAAATCGTAATCAAGTCTCTTTTGGTATGGTGAGAGAATGTCGAAACATTCCCCCCACGAAATACCAGCGAAATAGAAATCAAATTCTTGTTCGTTCATTAGAAAAATACTCCTAATAATCTACGGAGAAATGATCTCTTTTTAATTACTTTGAAACTTGCAGGAATTACAATATGTTGATTTTCATTTTTAGCAACTTTTAAGATACTAAATTTAGGTAAATCAACAGACTTCATAACCTCAACCCTATGTGTGTATTTGGTGCGATTGTTTAGAACTTCACAAACTTTTAAAGCTTGCTTCTGATCGTTTCGTTCGCTTACCAAATTCCACTTAGGTTGAAAACCGTTTTTATAATCTAACCCGTTGTATTGGGTGATTGCATAGGCGTAAGCCATAATAAAAAATCCTTAGAATAAAGTGAAAATAGATAAGAGGTTTGAGATACCTTTTATCTGTTCAGCTGGTGCAGTGCCTTGAAGTAAAGTTTGGAAGGACCAGCGAAGAGCAACCGAAGTTAAGCCCTGCTCGATTCCCTGTTTGTCTCTGAGTACACCAGCTGAAGAGATAAAAGAATTATCTCTGTGTGAAGTCCGTTCTCTGTGGACTAGCAGTTTCTATGTGTCCTCTATCTCATCTTGTGAGTTAGAGTCGGTTGGCATTTGCTTCGGGTCATAGTCGAACCTACCTCAGCAATTCTCCAGATCACCCATGTGTTTGTCCTGTCACGACCTCTGGAGCTTCCAACTTTTCGTTGTATATATTTAATATACAGCATGATGATGAAATTATGCAAGCATTATGTTTACATTTTGTTGTAATTATTACTCCTTCGAGGATCGCTTCAGACAGGCCAAATTTTTGAAGGTACTATAGCATCACCACGCCAGCAGAAGGCTATTCCTGCGTCTCCTAGCCCCCTTAAAACGTATTTTGGGGGGAGTGTTCAGAAAAAATTTTTTTATATACCCTGCCGAGGAACTTAAATATATATCCGTAATCTTCGTTACTAATAAAGATGTACTACTTTGTTTCTACTTTTATAGATAGTTCAGGTGCTTGAATATTGACTGTCTCTACTGACTCTCCGATTACTTTGCCTAATGAATCTAATATTTGTGCTGCTGTCTGTAATTGACCTTTTGAAACTGCCTTGTTAAATAATCTAACTCTCATTGCTTGAAGTCTTGGAAGCATATTTTCTCTATCTTTTTCCCAATCTTCATTATTCCATTGCTTTACTCTGTTCCAATCATTCCATGCTGAAGTTTCTGCAATGCCTTCAATCTTTGCGTGTTCCAAAACAAGCTGTCTTGTAGTTTTACCCTCGAGTTGACGAGAATACAATCTTTGACTTCTAGCTTGAATATGCTCTTGAGTATTAGGAGCAAACTTAGCTCTTCTTTTTCTTTTTACTTGTTGTTCTTTATGGTCTTCTGGAATAAAGCCAGACATAAACGATTCAGCCACGGACTCAATCAGATAAGGTATTAATTGAATGATAACCTAGAAATATGAATTTAGGCTATAAAAAGGGGGTAATAGTTGAAAAATTTGTTATTTTTTAGTGTATGCCTGTAAAAACCGCACCAGAAATCAGTCTTAGGTATGCCCAGGGTCAAGTTTTTAACTGCAATAAACGATTTCGTGTCCTTGTAGCTGGTCGAAGATTCGGAAAATCATATCTTTCCTGCATCGAATTGATTCGTGGAGCGATAAATCGACCAGGGGAGACATATTTTTACTGTGCTCCTACATATCGCATGGCAAAAGACATTGCGTGGAAAGAATTAAAGAGATTAGTACCTAAAATCTGGATAAAAAGTAAAAACGAAACAGATTTAAGGATTGAATTGATAAATGGATCGACAATTGAGTTGAAAGGAACAGAAAATGCGATGGCATTGAGAGGAAGAAGTCTTTCGGGGGTGGTGTTAGATGAAGCAGCGTTTATGGATCAAGATGTATGGGCAGAAGTGATTAGACCTGCTTTAGCTGATAAACAGGGGTGGGCGTTATTTATTTCTACACCTGATGGTACTGCCAGTTGGTTTTATGATATGTGGTGTTTTTG